GTCATATGTTTAAGTTGATATAGTATTATGATTTTTGTGTAATGTCAAATTATTTTCGACAAATTTTGAAGTATGTTCAATCCAAGTTTTAATTTTTTGTTTAGAATTACAATTATTGAATCTGATTTTATAGGATTCAATGTTTTTTAACAAGTGAGGTATCCATAATTGTATCTCATCGTCCTGTAAGTGTCCTATCTCTGTTGTCCAATCACATGCTATGAGACAATAAACATTTATTTTGTTTTCTTTATAGTCTTTTACCCATGTTGGGAGGCATAAAGTTTTATGCTTGACGTAATTATTGAACATAAGTTTATTCCTCATGCAAAAAGAACCTATATGAACAATACTTTCTTTGATACTATCAAGTTGTGAATCGGGTGATGTGTTTTCCTTATACTCCTTGTATAAGGAGTAGCATTTTATAGCTTTTCTAGAATGAAAAAACCCAATTTTTGGAAAAGTATCGTTTGGATAAACAAAATAAAATGATTCAAAAAAGAAATTCCATTCTATGTGTTTAAATTTGTTAAAAAAATTTTCTAGTTTATATAAATCTATCTTCAATTCATCCGTGGTATCATCAAAATCTTTTCTTGGATTGAATGGTTGGCCTTTTCTTGAGTGTTTTAAATAACAATTATATATCTGCTTTTGTTTATCTGATATTTTCAATTTTTTTTATTTATTAAATTTTGATCTAAAGATTTTTTTATAAAACCCAGGTATATTATCTATATAAGTTTTTATAACATATTGTAAATTGTATTCCCCTAACAAATCACAGTACAATTTTTGTACTTTTTTATCTTCTAATATTAATTTCAAAAGATTTAAAAAATTTAATTTTTTATTATAACAAATACAAATAAAGGATCCAAATTTTAATGTTATTTCCTCAAATTCGTTAACATCCAATGAATTTGAGGGATTCATTAATTTTTCTATTTGTTGGTGTGAAGTTATTATCATTGTGGTTTTAGATTTTTCATTAATTCCATGAATATAGGAGTCAATTTACCACCAGAAGAATTAGAATTTCCCCCACCCTCACAAAATTTTTCTGCAAATAATCCCATATCAATTTCTGCTATATCTGGTTTTTTTCTCATGTTTACTTTTTCTGTCTTTGTGTTTATAAAGAAGAATATATCTGGATTATAATTACGCATGAGACAATCTATTACAAGTACATTATATTTTTCACCAATGACAGCAATAGTTTTGTAACTCTTACCCTTTATATTCAAAGAACCGCTAAACCTTTGAAGTTTTTCAGACAGAGAACATGCATGTTCCTTTTCTAAAGAAATAATTTGTTTTTGTTTTTCCGTAAATGGTTTGAACCCGTTTTTATAGTCTCTAATAAATTTATTAAAGTTTCCTCTATATTCTGACCAAAACAAAATATTTAAATCATAAGACTCTTCTAATTCTAATTTGTAGCAATCAAAGTCATTCGCAAGAGCAATTAGATATTTTTGTTCCTTTGATATATTGTCTAAGTTTTTTATAAATGAATTATAAATTAAAGCAGTATTTGATGTTGTTTCTTTAAATACAATTTTTGCTTGCTTAAATTTATCTACAAATGATGCTGATGATTTATGATGATCCACGAATATAAATTCTGGAATATCTAAATTTAGAAATGATTCTCTTAAAGAAAAATCCATAACTATGGTAGTGGGTATATTGATAGTTTTTTCTTTATATTTTAATAATCTTTCTTCGATTGTGTTATTAAATAATTCTTCGTATTCGATGACATCTGTTGGTTTAGCCCACATCAAACTTAACAAGCTGACAGCACCATCCAGATCTCCATGTGTAAAAATTTTATATAGTTTAGACATTATATTATAATTATAACATATTTAAATTAATCAACATCATCACTTAAAGATTCCAACAAACTCATAGTACTAGATATACTAGTTTCTTGCGCTTTGTTATTTTTTGGTTTTGATGATACAAAAGAAACTGAAACTTCATCTGGATCTGTCAATGTTAGCGTTGGGTAATCTATTTCTAACACAGTATGACAATCTCTTGGACCAAATCTATTTTTTGTTATTCCTAAATGAATAATCCCCAATTCTACATCTTCTTTTTCTGTCCATATGGAAAATTGAGCATCAGCTGTATGAGAAAGACCCATAGATTCGCTAGTTGTTTCCAAACCTGGATTAATTTCATTATATCCACTCCTATTAGTTTGTGTTGCTGTAATAACCGGACATTCGAACTTGTATGACATCGCTCTCACCATTTCTGTAATCTCTTTCACTGCATCATAAGAAGACATTCCTCTCTCAGCTGGAGCTATCAAATTCAAATAATCCAATATAATAACATCTGGTTTAATTCCTGATGTTACCAATTTCTCTATATATGTTTTTAAATGATTTACTGTAGCAGTTTTTGGTGGGAATTCCTTTATTACAAGCTTAGAATTTTTATGTTTTACCTTATAAGAATTTAATTTTGTTTTTAGTAAAGGTATTTCAGAAGACAAATCATCCATAGAAATTCTAGACAACTGTGCGCTTATTCGTTTGGCGTATACTTGTTCTGACATTTCCATAGAAATCAAAACAACCGTCTTATTTTGGTTTAAAATATTTGTTGCTATATTACCAAGAAATATAGATTTGCCTACGTTAGTAACACCATAAAAAACATATAGTGCTCTACCAGTAGAAAGAAACCCTCCACCAATTCTTTCATCCAACCACTTCCAACCAGAAGGTATGTACTTAAATACTTTCTGAAGCTCTAAGCAATGTTCGTCTATCTGTTCTAAATAATCAAATCCATTACTTTCCAATAATGAAATAGAACAAGCTTTCTCAAATGTTTTTAAAATTTCATAGGTATCTATATCACCATTTTGAATACTTAATGACGTTTTTAATACAGTATTGAAAACTGCTTTCTCCTTTAAAAATTTTTCAGTATGTTTTAATAATAGTTCCTTGTCATATTTTTTGTCTATATCCGAAAAACTACTCAAGACCTCTTTTATATTTTCCCTTTTGTCTTTGTCTGTTACACAAATTTTTAATTCTGTTGAATTTGGTATTTTTTTGTGATTCCTATAAAATTCACAAAGAACACTTATAACAACCTTATGTTTCTCATTTGAGAAGAATGATGTGTTAATGTGATCAAATATAGTTTCAAAATATAAAGGATCTATAAAACAATTATAAACTATAACTTTCTCGAAAAGATCGTAATCAAAATCTACACCTTTGGACATAGACTATATAGTATGGTCATTTCTTTATAATGTCAAACGAAAAAGGTCTGGTGTCAAAAGTAATCTTTGACACCAGACCCATTTCTACTGAACAAAGGATTATTCGTTTAATAGAACCTGTTCAGATTTTTTATTTGGTAATTTCAGAGATTCATTGTTAAAAGTCAAATGTTCTTTTAATTTTTCTTCTAGCTTTGGTAAAACTTTATCCCAAATACTGTCATTGTCTTTAAAATCTTTATAAAAACCAAGAACCTCTTCACCAAAAACATATCTGTGTCCTTGTTTATGAATTATTTCGTAACCTTCCAACATCTCCAATAGACCAGAATACTTGGAAAGACCGGATCTAAAATTTAGATACATCTCACATTCTAAAAACGGAGGAACAAATCTGTTTTTAGTAGTCAATGCCCTCATTGTTAGACCATTTACGTCCTTTGATAAAGGGGTAACATCATCGCTGGCATTTTTATTATCAGATTTTCCTACTCTTTCTTGTTTTGTTGACATCTGAACCAATACAGATGACATATAAAGAGGACCAGACCCACCAGATTGGCTTTTTATTAGGGTTGGATACATTGCACCAGGATTGTCATAGATGTGATTTGTAAAAACAACCGGACAGTTTGCCTTTGCAGCAGCATGTGTTATTGCTCTAAGCATAGATTTTAAAGCAACGGCTCTTGAACCCATGTCAGCTGAATCCTTACCATCTTCAATTATTTTTGCTTCTCTTGAAGAAATTAGATTTCCTAAAGAATCAATCGCTATCATCACCTTTCCTTGAAGATTCATCTCAACAACAGATTTTAAAAATTTAACAATTTGATTCCTACAATCCTCAATAATTTCAATGGGGCAATGTTTAATTTTCGCTGGATTACAACCTAGATTAATGGCTGTATCTGGATCTAGTGCATTCTCTGTATCAAAATACACAACATGCATTCCCTTTTTTTGTGCATTTGCCATAATTTTGTTTACCATTAATGTTTTACCACATGCTTGTGGTCCAGCAAACCCACTAATTCTACCCATAGGTATTCCACCATA